GTCACGCAGGCGACGGCCAACGACATCTTGCGCTATGCTCTTCGTTCGCTTGACGCAGAGGGGTTTGAACCCGTGCTGCACGTCCACGACGAGATCGTGCTGGAGACGACAGATCCTGAAGCCGCCGAACAGGCAATGCAGCGCGTCATGTGTACGCCGCCTGCATGGGCCGCCGGTCTGCCGCTGGGGATTGAGACGCATACGATGACACGCTATGGGAAGGGGTAGGACATGGTTAAAGATGGGGATGCGATAGCTGTTTGGTTTTCTTGTGGCGCGGCGAGCGCCGTTGCGGCGAAGATGACCGTAGAGAAGTATGGCGCGCGGTGCGCCGTTCGCGTGTTAAACAACCCAATCAAAGAGGAAGACGACGACAATCAACGGTTTCTCCGCGACGTATCCGATTGGGTAGGTCGCCCGGTTGAAACCGTGACGGCTAACAAATACCCGGCGTCAAGTGTTGTAGAAGTGTGGGATACGCGCAAGTTCATGAGTGGGCCGTTGGGCGCGCCTTGCACCATCGAGTTAAAAAAAGTTGCGCGGCAAGAATGGGAACGCAACAACCGCGTTGACTGGCACGTTTTGGGGTTTACCGCAGACGAACGGCGGCGGCACGATAGGTTTGTGCTTACCGAACGCGACAACGTATTGCCCGTATTGATAGACGCAAACATAGCCAAACAGGATTGCTACACAATCCTTAAAAATGCTGGTGTGCGCCTTCCGCACATTTACAGTTTAGGTTACCCAAACGCAAATTGCATTGGCTGCGTAAAGGCCACATCACCTACATATTGGAACCTTGTGCGAAAGACGCACCCTGAAGTTTTTGCCGCGCGGGCCGAACAATCTCGCAGGCTGGGCGCGCGGTTAACGCGGGTCAAAAACGAGCGCATGTTTTTGGATGAGTTGCCTGTTACCGCCAAAGGTCGTTCAATAAAAAATTTAGATTTTGAATGTGGGATCTTCTGCGAAGAACGAAACTGAAGGGGTAGGACATGCAAGAGCAACAATTTATCGACTACATCGTGGGGCTCGCACCAGAGGGCGAGACGGCGCTGCTGGTGCGCCAAAAGCCCGTCATGCGGGGTAATGAGCAGCAGACGTTTTTGGATGGTTCGTTGAAGTACACTTGGCCTGCCTACATGCCCATCAAGCCCCGCAAGGCTGACGAGGCGTGGTATCTCAATACCGGCTCGTTCATGACCGCGCGGTTCCTTGACGGCAAGCCCAGCGCCAGCGCCGCCAACTGCGACTACGTTCTTGCCATGATGCTGGATGACATTGGCACCAAGTCCAAGATCCCGCCCCTGCCGCCGACTTGGATCATGGAGACCAGCGAAGGGTCGTTCCAGTGGGGTTACGGTTTCAGCGACCAGCCGTCCAAAGGTGAGTTCAGCGCGGCCATCACCGCCATTGCCGTGGCGGGCTACACGGACCCCGGCGCAACCAATCCAGTACGTAATTTCCGCATTCCTGGATCAGTCAATCTGAAGCCGGGGCGCGCTGCTTTCCGGGCGCGTCTGATCGAGTTCCACCCTGATCGCGAGTACACGCTGCCGCAGATCTGCGAGGCGCTGGAGGTGACGCCAGCGGAGGCGGACACCGCGCGTAACTTGAATTTCAAACTGCGCGACACCGGCATGGACACCGTGCTGGAGTGGTTGAACGACAAGGGTCTGGTGCTGTCCAACGTCAACGGTGAAGGCTGGATGGGCATCGTGTGCCCCAACCATGCACAGCATTCAGACGGCCAGATCGGAGCCCGCTACAAGCCTCTGGATCGCTCGTTCTGTTGCTACCACGGCCACTGCGAGGGCTTCAACACGCAGGCGTTTCTGACGTGGGTGCATGACAACGGCGGCCCGCGCGTCTCGCTGGGTCTGCGCGACGAGTTGCTGGCGCAGCATATGCAGTCCACGCTGTCCAAGTTGTCGCCCACAGAGGCGTTCCCTGACGAGGCTGCGCGCATCATCGCCGAGGTGGATCGCAAGGAAGTCGGGCGCGTTGACAAGGCGGGCTGGTACGAGCGGTTCGCCTACGTCATCGAAGACGACGCCTATTTCGATCTGGACGCCCGCACCGAGTTGAGCCGGGGCTCGTTCAACGCCATCTTTCGCCACGTCAACTGCAAGTCGATCCATATGAGCGGCAAGAGCGCCCGCAGGATCGAGGCCAGCGTCTGCTATGACGAGAATCGCGCCGCCGCCAACGCCAGGCTGTTGCGCGGCATTACCTACGCTGCCGGTGACGGCGTCCTCGTCTCGCGCGACGGCGACGTGTACGGCAACCGCTGGCGCGACGCGCGGCCCGATCTGACCGGCGTGGCTCCCGGCGACGTGTCGCGTTGGCTCGACCACTGCCGGGCGCTGGTGCCAGAGGAGGCCGAGTTGACGCATTGCCTCGACGTGATGGCCTACAAGCTCCAGAACCCTCGCGTCAAGATCAACCACGCGGTGCTGCACGGCGGCGACGAGGGGTCCGGCAAGGATACGATGTGGGCGCCCTTCATTTGGGCAGTGTGCGGCCCAGGTCTCAAGAACCGGGGTCTGGTGGACAACGACGGGCTCAACTCGCAGTGGGGTTACGCGCTGGAGAGCGAGATCCTGATCTTGAACGAGTTGAAGGAACCGGAGGCGTCGCAGCGCCGCGCGCTTGCCAACAAGCTCAAGCCCATCATCGCCGCCCCACCGGAGACGCTGCCGATCAACCGCAAGGGCTTGCATCCTTACGACATGGTGAACCGCATGATGGTGCTGGCGTTCACGAACGATCCCGTCCCGATCTCGATCTCGTCTGGCGACCGCCGCTGGTTCTGCGTTTGGTCGTCCGCCGGGCGCATGGACCCAAGCGCAGCGCAGGACATGTGGCGCTGGTACCGCGCGGGCGGTTTTGAGACCATTGCCCGGTGGCTGGCTGACCGCGACGTGTCCAAGTTCAACCCGTCTGCGCCGCCCATGTGGACCGAGTTCAAGGAGAACCTGATCGAGAACGGCATGAGCATGGCGGAGAGTTTCATCCTCACGCAGATACGCGCCAGAACGGACGAGTTCAGGCGCGGCATCATCGCCACGCCCTTCTACGGCATCTGCGACCGCCTGATGGCGGCTGGCCCCGCAGGCGTCAAGATCCCGCCGTCTGCGCTGCTCCACGCCCTCAAGGAGGCCAAATGGATCGACCGGGGGCGCGTGGCGTCTGTGGAGCATCCCAGCAGGCGGCATGTGTTCGTCGCGCCTGAATACGCCAAGGAGCGCAAATCTGTGCTGCGGAACATGCTGGAGTCTACTGGCGAGAGCGGCAAAGTGATCGACTTCCCCGGTCGCACAGCCTAACGAAAGACCCCCGGTGCTTTCGCGCCGGGGGCAAGTTGCGTTCGACACACAGAGACTAGACCATCAGACAACCGGTCTGATGCGCCGGGGCGGATGCCCCAACGATCCGGCTTGTCACCGGATAGGTTTAGCGGCATGGGCCGCAAATTCATCATCTTCGCGCAGCGTGTTGGTCGCTTCCGTCCACGCCGCGTCCCGCTCGCGGGGTGGCAGGCGCTCGATGGCGCGCAGACCAGCGCGAAGGTTTTCAATCCGATATTCCAGCGTTTCAATCCGCTCGTCAATCGCGTTGGTGCTAAGGTTGTCGTCAACGCCCAGCAAAGTCAGCAATTCATCAATCTCGCGTTCCATCTCTTCATGAAACTGCGTCTTGCGGCGCCCGTCGCAGTAGTAGGCCAACAGCGCCGCTTCGTGGATCGCTTTGCCAGCGATCTGGATCTTCACATACGCTATTGCATCGTGTTCGTTGATACCGATCTTGAACATGTCAGACTCCCCTAGTTGACGGTGAACCATCGCACGTCAGCGCGATGGTGTAAAGCATTATTTAGCATATAAAGGAAAATGTGGATTACTTTTATCAGTCATGTTTCTGTGTTATTTCGAATCATCTTCTGAGGGTTTGTCCATGTATCTGACAGCCAAGCAGGTCGAGGAACTTTATGACCATCACGGATCAATCCGTCGCACAGCCGATTTTCTCGGGATACCAGAGCGCACCCTGAGAGACAAAGTAAAAGATGGCCGGGACATCAAAGTGTCGGAAACCGTTTTCCGCGTGAAGGATCTCGAAGACGAGATAAATACGTTAAGACAAAAGCTTTCTTTGATCTCCACCATTAAGCCAAGATATGTAGCGGGCCGCGAGGATGAAACTAGAGTTGTGGCGATAGGCGATACGCACGACCAGCCAGGTATGGACAAGGATCGGTTCAGGTGGATCGGTCGCCATTGCGCCAAGGTCATTCCCCACCGAATAGTTCAAATCGGCGATTTCTGTTCGTGGGATTCGGTCTCGACGCACGACGCGCCAGGCAGCGTGTCGCACTCGATGCGTCCGTCATTCAAGACGGATCTCGAAAGCTGCGAAGAAGCAATGTCCTTGTTCTTCAAGGAAATCAAAGACTTGACGATCCCTATGGAGTTGACGGCGGGGAACCACGAAGACCGGATCGCACGTTTTGAGAACAAAAACGCTGAAACTGTTGGAACTTTGTACATACAATTTGAAGAACTTTGCGCCCGTTACCGCTGGCGCCTGCACACATATGGGCAGTGGTTATTTATCGACGGCGTTGGGTTTACGCATGTTCCCAAAAATATAATGGGCAAGCCCTACGGCGGCCAGAACAGCGAAAACGCAATAGCTAACCACGCTACGCATGGCGTTGTTTATGGTCACACGCATAGGTCAGCCTTTCGTAAAGCGCCGAAGATCGGCATCAACAACAGCATTGAGGTCTTGAACCTAGGCAGCGCCATGCCTGACGGCTACGTTGCCAAGTATGCTGGCACAGCCACCAGCGGATGGTCATATGGCATTTATGAACTGTCCCTAAAGTCAGGTCATATAACATCCCACAGGTTTATCAGTATGCGCGAGCTTCGGGAACTGTACGCTTGAGGCTCGACAAGATGCACCCCTTCGCGGAGGAGCTTTGCGCAATGTTCCGCACCAAGCACGGCGTGATGGACGCCGAGAACGAAATGGCCCGAGAGTTGATCGCGCTCAACCTCCGCTTGATGGAGCTTGAAGGCCGTTTAAAGGTGCTTGAACGCGATAGGCTTCGCTCGTATCATCGAGAGCCTAGCATCCACCACATGAAGACCCTGTCGCGTCCCATTGATGACAACAATTGGTTTACACCTGAGAAGGATGACGGCGATGCGTGATGACGACGACGACATCGTGGAATTGGTGGAAGACGAAATGCCGATCTTCGACGACCCCGTCTCCCAGCGCGCCTACGCTTTTGTCCATCTTGCCAGGTTTGCGGAGACTTGCGCGGATGAGACCGCGCGGGATCTTACCTACACGATGATGCGCAAGGTCTGCCAGTCGATCAAGGCGACATCCACGGCAGACATAAAGATTCTGGACGGCGGGAAGAGTTAATCCTTCTCGTCCAACGCTTCCAAGATGATTGTACGCGCCAAGGCGCTTGTGCCCCATTCGCCGAGGCTAAACACATCCCGCAGCCCGTCCTCCAGCTTTTCGATGCGGTCGGCGGCTTCCCATTTAATTGGCTCAACAACCTTGCCAAAGAACGGATCATCCAGTGGTTCGCGCAGCCGCTTCACAAGATCAGTCATTTTTCCCCTCCAGTGCGTTGCGGGCAATTCGTTTCCGCTCGCTAAATACTTCGCAAAGCTCCACAAGAGCTTCCCAGTCACTTTCGAATATCGGGCTATCCCAATTTTTACAGACCTCCCGCAGCGCCGCCTCCAGCTTTTCGATGCGGTCGGCGGCACTCTCAAGCAAGCCCCAAGTGCTTTCGCCGCAGTCCCATTGGCGCAACCGCTTCACAAGATCGTCAGTCATCTATCTTCCTCCCCATCGTCGGATTGTTGCGTCCGCGCACTTGCGTGTTAGGCCAGACCCAGATCTCGCCAGTGTCGTCTTGAATGCAGACCCATAATAGGTGATGCTCGTCGCCGTTGTCGATCAGGAAGTGCGCCAGCGCCCGCCCTAGCGGCGTGGTAAGCGGCATAGTCGGGTTCAGTTGCAGCATCATGACTGGGGCTCCGTTAGCTCGCGCACGGCCAGTTCGAAGTAGCCCGCGCCGTCCTGCCAGTGGTCCACAAAACCAGGGTCGCCGCACAGAATGCGCGCCATCTTGTCAGCGATCACCTCCAGCGCCTGCGCCTGCGTCACGTCCAGCCGATCCCAATTGCGCGAGGTTCGCATCAACCGTTTGATAGTTTGCGAGTAGTCCGCCATTTCGCGAAACAGCCCATGGGTCTGCTCGCGGTCGGATAGGATCTGGTCAGTGTTCATTTGCTTTCCTTTCTTGCGTGGTAGCGTTGGACGCTGGTGATGATGGTGGTGTGGTCGCGCCCGCCCATGAGCGCGCCAATGCGAGGATAGGACCATCCACGCTCGCGCAGCAAGACGTAGATCTCCGCGCGGGTGTTGGCGTGGACGTGGGCGTTGCTGCGGGCGTTGGCCTGCGCCCAAGTCATCCCAAGCCGGTCCAACACTGCGGCGATGGCCCGCTTGGTGTCGGGCGAGCATGTGACGCCCGGTAGCGGGTCGGGCGGCGGTGGTGGTGGTGGCGGCGGCAACGGCAACGGCAACGGCGGTGGCGGTGGCGGTGCGGGCGGTGCGGGCGGTGCGGTGAAGGTTAGGCGAGGCGGCGCGCGCCCGTCCAGCCTAGCGCGCACGTCCTTGTAATGTTGCACGAGGGCGCTAACGTAATCCATCATGGGACCATCTCCATCAGCCAAGCGCGCGCGTCGCGCTCGTTTGCAACATATCCCAGCGCGCCTAGGACGCTCACGCAGCGCCAGGCGCGTGAGCCGGTGCGCTTGTAACGCACGGGGCCGTAGTGGCCCAGCAAGCGCCCGTAGTAGGACACGGTGCGCGTGCGGTCGTCGTGTATTTCGGTTGTGATCATGTCACGCTCTCCGATTCTGAGCGCGCACGGCGCGCAAGATCTCTTGCCCATCGCTCGCCCATACGCCGCTGGCGCAGGGGCACGGGTGCGAGGGCAGCTCACGCGCCAGCTCGCGCGCCTGCAGGGCGCGTATGGCGCTTAGGACCGCCTGCCCATACGCGCGGCGGTCGGCGTCGGGGTTGCGCCTGTAACGGTCCAGCCCGGCGAGCTTGGGATAGGGTTTCTGATTTTCCGCTGCGTCGCGGTCGAGGTAGGATTTGCGCTTAGCCATTGTTACACCTCAATATCTATATAAAGGCCAGGGCGATCATCGCCCCTGCGATTGCTAGGCCGGTGATGGTCAGGATTGCTTCGATGATGGCGATCATGGTGCGGATCTTTCGGCGGTTGCGGCGTCGGGCGCCTGAGCGGTGTGCGGGCGGGTGGCGTGGTCGGGGTGACAGGAGTGATGCGCATAGCGTGGCCTCTATGGCGTCGGGATGACGCGCGCTTACTGTAGCGCGCGCCGGTTAAGCTTAGGTTAACGCGGGCGCGTTCCATTTACGGGGCGTCGGGTTGCGCTCCCATGATTGCTTTGCGTAGGTTTCAAGCGAGGCCCACGCCGGGCGGGGCGCACCGTTGTCGTAAGTTGGGCGGCGGCGGATATCTTCGCGATACGCCGCCTCGCCTGGCGTCATAACGCCAAGCGCCAGATCCAAGGCGTCCCACGCTGCTTGTTTGGTTGACCATACGCCGTCAGTCTTGCGGATTAGGTCGAGCCCAATGCGTTCGCGCGCGCTTGTCAAACATTCGATATACCAATCGCCGCTTGATCCTTGGTAAACGTAAAAGCCGGGGTTGTTCATGGCGTGGGTTCCTTCTATTGCACTAGAATCTTTTACAGCATGGCGCTTGCGTTGACAAGCGCCATGTTCGCGCGTCACGCGTTAGCGAAGCGCCGCGCCGTTGCGCCGTGGGCGTTGATGACCATCGAAGCCTTGGCCTTTGCGCCAGTCCCGCCGCAAGCGCGGCAATCGGCGCAAGTTGTCTTGGCGCCAGCCTCTTTCGACGCGGGACACGTCGCCTCGCCAGCAAGGCGAGGCGCGTCTGGCGTCTTGACGCGGAACGTGCGCCAGCCCATGGCGTGGGCGGCCGCGTGGTCGGCTTCGCTATCGGTGCTCGCCATGCAAAGCAACTTAAACGCGGCGAATTTCTTGTTTCGCCATTGATGCGAGTAACCATTGATTGCGCTGGCGTTGACGGTAGCACGACGCCAAGTTTGGAACGGTGCTGCCGTGGGATCGCCATATGTCCCGATCCGAAACGCCAGAGCGGCGAACAACGCGGGGATGATGCGCGCGTCAAAATCGACGCCAGCGCGCGCGTATCCCCCACGTTTGAATGCGCCATACACTGACATGACGGATCGCCCAACGTTGACATAGCAAGAACCGTTGTTCGCAGGGCGATGTTGGCAATCGCCGCAAACGCTAGCATCGAAACCGGTCTTAAGCGCGCTCAACGGATCGATGTCAGATCGAATAATGAAAGTCTGAACCATTGCGCCAGTCTTGGCGTTCGTGCTCGCCGCAGTAATGCGATTCGCGATTACGACAATCGGCGCGCCATCAAGCGCGCTTGCGCCTTCATATAATATCACGCCGGTGAATTTTGCGCGCTTGAGCGCCTTAAGCATGTCTTGAGCCGTCTTAATCATTTTGTGTGCCTTTCGCGTTCGGCGCTCTGATCGGCGCTCTATAAATCAATGTAAACGATTTTCGAGCATGGTCAACGGAAAAATGCGAAATTGCAGAAAAAATTGATTAGAAAAAGCGCCAGCGTCGCCAAGGTGAAAATGGGGCGAAACGCGGGGATTGTCAGGGATTTTAAGGCGAAATTGCATTTATATACACCTCTACTGTATTTAAATGGAAAAACTTAATAATTATACATATATAGAATGTAGGATAGACTGACACGTTTGGCGAACGACTTAAACCTAGTGTGCAATTAGGACAATCGTGCAATTTCGCCCACGACGCCCCCACGCACTCTGGCGAGCGCACACTGCAGGGTGACATGCTCGCCATGTGCTCATTTGTGCAATCGCCCCCAAGGCGCGATGCATGGCGTGACATGCTCGCCATGTGCTCATTTGTGCAATCGCCCGTTGCCCCTGCCCTATTGCCTAGGTCATGTAGCTATTGCCTAGGTCATGTAGCTATTGTTCTGTTTATGTTTGGAGGGGGGGTAGGGCCTGCTGCCGCCCGGTCACGGTCACGGAGGGTCCGCAAAAAATTTTATTTTTTTTACCAAATTCATGGTGTAGAATGCTTTACATGACCTGGCACACGCTCCCCCACGAACCGCGCAAACTTCAAGCGACTGAGGCGCGATTGAACGCAATTTATCACGCCGCGCGTCACGGCTTGAAAGGCGACACGCTGGCGTTGGCTGCGGGTATGCAGCCGGTCGAGTACCGCCAATTATGCCAATTTGACCCATTGGCGGAGATGGCGGAACAGAAGGGCCGCGCGGACGGCGAGATGGAGATCTCGGCGCAACTGCACGAGGCGGCGCGAGCGGGCGACGCCAAGGCGGCGTTGGCGATCTTGCAGCACACGCATGGCTGGACGGCCAAGCAAGAGATTACCATTGACGTTTACCAGAAGATCAGCATTACTCAGGCGCTGGCGGACGCTCAGTCGCGCTTGATCGAGCATGACCCTGCTGAGCCGATCAACCGGGAACTGATGTATGGCGCAACTGCCGATCTATAAATCCAATGAAGAACAACTGTTGATGTCGCAGTTGTGGTCGCCTGGCATAGCGGACGATCCTGAAAAGTTTGTGCTGTTTGCGTTCCCGTGGGGCAAGCCCAACACGCCGCTGCACAAGTTTAAGGGCCCGCGCACCTGGCAGCGCAAGGTGTTGCGGGAGATCTCCGACCACATTAAGGCCAACAAAAACCAAGTGCAAATGGACACGCTGCGTAAGGCGGTGGCGTCGGGGCGCGGCATTGGCAAGTCGGCGCTGGTCAGTTGGCTGATCCTGTGGATGCTCTCGACGCGCATCGGATCGACCAGCATCATCTCGGCTAACTCAGAGGCGCAGCTTAGGTCCGTGACCTGGGGGGAGTTGACCAAGTGGACGGCCATGATCATCAACTCACACTGGTGGGAGATCAGTGCGACCAAGTTAATGCCCGCCAAATGGCTGTGCGAACTGGTCGAGCGCGATTTGAAGAAGGGCACGCGCTACTGGGCGGCGGAAGGCAAGCTGTGGTCTGAGGAGAACCCCGACAGCTACGCGGGCGTCCACAACCACGATGGGATGCTGCTGATCTTCGACGAGGCGAGCGGCATACCGGACCCGATCTGGGCGGTGGGCGCGGGGTTCTTTACCGAGAACGTGCTGGACCGCTACTGGTTTGCGTTCAGCAACCCCAGGCGCAACCAAGGGTATTTCTTCGAGACGTTCCACGCCAAGCGGGCGTTCTGGAACACCACGTCGGTAGACGCGCGGACGGTAGAAGACACCGACAAGCAGGTGTACGACCAGATCATTGCGGAATATGGCGAGGACAGCGGCGAGGCCAAGGTCGAAGTGTACGGCGAGTTTCCGTCCGTGGGCGACGATCAGTTCATTTGGCCGCTGCTGGTGGACGACGCCATGAAGCGGGACCGGTACAAGGACATGACCGCGCCCATCATCATGGGGATAGACCCGGCGCGTGGCGGGGCCGATTCGACCGTCATCGTGGTGCGGCAGGGACGCGACATCGTCGCCATCAAGCGGTACTCTGGCGAAGACACCATGATGATCGTGGGGCGAGTAATCGACGCTATCGAGGAGTTCAAGCCAACGCTGACGGTCATCGACGAAGGCGGGCTGGGATACGGCATCCTTGACCGGCTGAACGAACAGCGGTACAAGGTAAGAGGGGTTAACTTTGGCTGGAAGGCCAAGAACTCCATCATGTGGGGCAACAAGCGCGCCGAGATCTGGGGCGCAATGCGGGACTGGCTCAAGACAGCGTCCATCCCGCTGGACCGGCAACTGAAGGCGGACCTGACAGGTCCAACCAAGAAGCCAAACTCGTCGGGTACTATTTTCCTGGAAGGGAAAAAGGAAATGCGGGCACGCGGATTAGCCTCACCTGACGCAGCAGACGCGCTGGCGGTGACGTTCGCGTATCCTGTAGCATCCCGCACTTACGTTGAAAAACCCCGCTACGCTTACAGCTCATTGTCTAACGTCACCAACTCTTGGATGGGATCGTAACCATGTCCACCAGCACCAAATCAATCGGCGTCGCTTTTGAAGACCAGAACATCATCGGTTCTGATTTTGTTTTGGCTGGCGGTCAGCTTGGCTACTCGACCGACGCGCAGGGCGCGGTCACGCAGCTCACCAGCAAGTCGACCGGCGTGACGCTGGACAAGTCTTGCGGTCAAATTACCATGAACAACGCGGCGTTGGCGGCTACGACTAACGTGACGTTTACGCTGACCAACTCGCTGATTGGCGTCAAAGACGTGCTGGTGCTGAATGTGTACGGCGGCACTTCTGGTTCGTACAACGTGTGGGTCAGCGGTCTGGCTACTGGATCGGCCACCATCACCGTGCGTAACATCACGGGCGGTTCGCTGTCTGAAGCCATCGTGATCAACTACGCCATCATCCACGGACAGTAACATGGCAAAGTCTGTCTCCCTATCAGTCGGACGCGGGGAAAAACTGCCTGTCAGCAAGGGTGCTGGCCTGACTGCTAAAGGGCGTGAAAAGTACAATCGGGAGACGGGCTCTAATCTCAAAGCGCCCGCTCCCAGCCCTAAGATCGAAGCAGACAAGGGCCGCAAAGCTTCTTTCTGCGCGCGAATGGGCGCAGTAGCAGCCAATGCTAAAGATGGTGATCGCGCTAAAGCGGCGCTCAAACGGTGGAAGTGCTAACATGGCTACCAAACCTGGGCTATACGCCAACATCAATGCAAAACGCGAACGCATCAAGGAAGGCTCTGGCGAAAAAATGCAAAAGCCCAGCGCGGCTGGCGCACCGACCGCCAAGGCGTTCAAAGAGTCAGCCAAAACTGCAAAGAAGAAGTAAATGGATTACTCAGGCGTAGCAGCAGCGGGCCGCGTGTCAAGCGGTGGCGGGTCTCGTAAAAAAGACCCTGCCACCGTTATGGACACAATGCGTAGTCGTCTGACGATGGCTATCGCCGCGTATTCCGAAAGCCGCGAAGATGAGTTGGACGACCTGCGCTTCTTTGCCGGGTCGCCCGACAATCAGTGGCAGTGGCCTGCGGACGTGCTGGCTACCCGTGGCTCTGTGCAAGGGCAGACGATCAACGCCCGGCCTTGCCTGACCATCAACAAGTTGCCTCAGCACGTTAGACAGGTGACAAATGATCAAAGACAAAATCGACCAAGCGGTAAAGTCATTCCTGCTGATGACAAGGCAGATGTGGAGGTCGCTGAAATCTATGATGGTATCGTTCGCCATATTGAGTATATCTCGGATGCAGACGTGGCTTACGATACTGCTTGCGAAAATCAAGTAACGTATGGCGAAGGCTACATTCGACTGCTCACGGAATATTGCAGCGATGATACATTTGATCAAGACATCCGCATCGGGCGCATTCGCAACTCTTTTAGTGTCTACATGGACCCCACCATTCAAGATCCATGCGGATCTGACGCCAAATGGTGCTTTATCACCGAAGATCTTACAAAATCTGAATACGCCCGGCTTTTTCCAGACGCCATGCCCATCTCGTCTATTCAGCAGCAAGGCGTTGGCGACGAAAATTTGTCCAACTGGCTGAACGAAGATGTAGTCCGCATTGCGGAGTACTTTTACATCGAATACGAACCCGCCAAGCTCAATCTGTACCCTGACAACCGCACTGCATTCGAAGGTAGCCGCGAAGACGCCATGTTCAAGGCGTCTGGATTGATCCCGCTCAAGAGCCGCCAAGTAGACCGCAAGCGCGTCAAATGGTGCAAAACTAACGGCTACGAGATGCTGGAGGAAAACGATTGGGCAGGCCAGTGGATTCCGGTCATTCGCGTTGTCGGCAACGAATTTGAGGTCGATGGACGGCTTTTCGTGTCTGGATTGGTGCGAAACGCTAAAGATGCCCAGCGAATGTACAATTATTGGGTGTCTGCTGAGACCGAAATGTTGGCGTTGGCCCCCAAAGCGCCGTTTATCGGTTACGGAGGCCAGTTTGAAGGTTATGAGCAGCAATGGAAGACCGCAAACGTCAACAATTGGCCCTATCTGGAAGTCAATCCTGACGTTACGGACGGCCAAGGAGCGGTATTGCCGCTTCCGCAGCGGTCTCCTCCGCCTATGGCGCAAGTTGGGCTTATACAAGCCAAAGCAGGCGCGTCTGACGACATCAAATCGACCACTGGTCAATACGACAGTAGCCTTGGCGCGACCAGCAACGAGCGGTCAGGCCGGGCCATTTTGGCTCGCGAAAAACAAGGCGATACGGGCACATATCATTACGTTGACAACCTAGCCCGCGCCATCCGCTACACAACCCGTCAGATCGTAGACATGATCCCCAAGATCTACGACACGCAGCGCATCGCCCGTATCATAGGTATGGACGGCGAAACGAACATGGCTAAGATTGACCCCATGCAGCAAGAGCCGGTCAAAAAGATTGTCAGCCCTGAAAACCCCAACATTGTAATTGAAAAAATCTACAATCCCGGCGTTGGTAGGTACGATGTGTGCGTTACGACTGGGCCAAGCTACATGACCAAGCGTCAGGAAGCTCTCGACTCCATGTCGCAACTTCTTCAGGCCAATCCGGCTCTTTGGGCTGTTGCGGGCGATCTGTTTATCAAGAACATGGACTGGCCTGGCGCACAGGAAATGTCTGCGCGGTTTGCCAAGACCATTGACCCCAAGCTTTTGGAGACGGACGACAAATCCCCGGCGCTTCAGGCTGCTGAACAGCAGATGCAAGCGATGGGTCAAGAGATGGAAATGATGCACAAGATGCTTCAAAACGTTCATCAGTCCGTTGAAATGCAGGATCTTGAGCGCAAAAATTTTGAGGCGACAATCAAAGCGTTTGACGCCGAGACCAAGCGTCTTTCTGCTGTTCAAGCATCCATGTCCCCTGAGCAGATCCAAGACATCGTCATGGGCACGGTTCACGGTATGATCACCAGCGGCGATTTGGCGGGCGAAATGCCCGGCCAAGAGTTGCCAGGCGAACAAATGCCTATGGAAATGCCGCCCCAAGGAACGCCACCGCAGGGAATGCCGCAATGAAGAAAGCTTCTGATTTTGTAGGGTATCTGTTCCTTGGCCGCGATGTAGCTCATTCGGTCCATCTCAATACCCGCAGCTTTGCTAAACACATGGCGTTGCAAGGGTTTTACGATGGTATCGTTGACTTGGCAGACAAGTTTGCGGAAGCCTACCAAGGCCGTCATGGCTTGATTGGCGGCATCAGTCTTCAGACGGCCAAAAAAACTACTAACGTGGTTGAGTTTTTGGAAAACCAGCTTGAAGAGATTGAAGCTTGCCGATACGAAGTGGTAGACGAAAAAGATAGCGCGTTGCAAAACATCATTGACGAGATTGTAGGGTTGTATCTGTCAACCTTGTACAAACTCAAGTTCCTGTCGTGAGGCGCTAATGCCCACCGCTTCTTACGTTAAATATACGGCTGCCATTGAACCTCTTTTGGAGGGTATCAACGCTGGCACGGATACATGGAAGATAGCCCTTGCGGCAACCGTTAATGCCGCCGACACCACGTTTACGGCAGGCACTACGGATCTGGCGACGGGAGGCGGATACACGGCGGGCGGCAATACGGCCAGCATTACGTCCGCTACCCAGACGGCAGGCACGTACAAGTTAGTGCTGGCAAGCCCCACTGCATGGACAGGAACGGGTGCTGGATTTACGTTTCGATATGCGATACTTTGGGATGCTACAACAAACACCCCGGTAGCGTATTGGGATTATGGGTCCAGCGTAACCGTGGCGTCTGGCGATACCGTTACCGTTACTCTTGACGCTACAAATGGCGTGTTCCAAGCTACCTGATAGGATAGATCTATGGCCTTCATAACCGCAGATCGTGTTAAGGACACATCTACCACGACCGGCACCGGCAACATCATAGTGTCCGGATCTGCGCCGTTTGGCTATCGAACTTTTTCTACGGTTTTGAGCGTTAGCGACACATTTTATTATTGCATCCAAGGCCAAAGCACTTCCGAATGGGAAGTGGGGCTTGGAACCTACGTCAGTTCTAACCAATTTGCTCGTACAACCGTTCTATCATCGTCCGCCAGCGGCAGCGCCGTGTCATTTTCGTCCGGCACCAAAAACGTGTTCATTACGTTGCCCGCTAACAAAACGCTTCAATTTGATGTTAGTGGCTCACCTACGGCTGGCGGCATTTTGTATGGAACGGGTTCCATGCTTGCCTATTCTACGGCAGGTACCGCCGGTCAAGTTCTTGTATCTGGTGGAACCGGCGCGCCAACATGGTCTACCGTAATCGGTTTAGGCACTGTTACTAGCGTCAACGTCAGCGGCGGATCTACGGGGCTTACGTACAGCGGCGGTCCTATTACATCGTCTGGCACCATTACTATGGCGGGTACGTTGGCCGTTGCCAATGGCGGTACTGGTTTGACCACCACGCCTGCTAACGGTGCGTTGGATATTGGAAACGGTACTGGTTTTACCCGCACAACGCTGACGGCAGGCAGCAATATTACCATCACCAATGGCGCAGGGTCTGTTACCATTGCCTCTACGGGCGGTAGCGGAACACCTGGCGGCTCTACTACGCAAATTCAATACAATAGCGCAGGCGCGTTTGCCGGGTCATCAAACTTGACGTTTGACGGCACTAATTTGACGTCTGGCGGCACCGTTGTTATGGCGTCCAGCTTTAAACGTAATATTTTAATTAACGGCAATTTTCTTATTAACCAGCGCGTTTATGTCAGCGGCACCGCAACTGCTTCTGGCACTTACATGCACGACCGTTGGAAATCCACAACCACCAGCAGCAATTACACATTTACGCAGGCAACGCCCGACACAACAATTACTATTGCGGCGGGCACTATCGCGCAGATTGTTGAAGACAAAAATGTTGTTGGCGGCGTCTACACGCTTTCATGGACTGGCACGGCTACCGCTAGAATTGCCATCAACGGTGGTACAACAAGCGGTGCTTATGCGGCAAGCCCTATCACTACATCTAGCGCCACAGCAGGTCAGCAGATAACTGTTGAATTTAGCACCGGCACATTGGGTAGAGTTCAGCTTGAACCCGGCACCATTGCTACACCTTACGAGCGGCAAATTTACAACGAACAGTTGGCACAATGTCAAAGATATTGCTACGCCAATACGTATGCTAGTGGTGGAGAACGCTATACCGGGCTGGCAAGCTCTACAACGCAAAGCTATATATTTTACACATATCCTGTTACTCCTCGCGTTCCATTTACGGGAATAACGGTTTCTTCTGCCGCGCATTGGAGCGTGGTCAATTACGCAAACACAACCAACGGTGCTACTTCTAGCATAGCCTATACATGTTCCGGTATTAATACGGGAACTGTGCAAGCAACAACAACTGCCGGTGCGCCGACTATGACCGCCGGTAATCAAATTGCTCTTTACCCTACGAATGCGTCAGCTTTGATAATATGGACGGGGGCAGAATTATGAACGAGCCAGCTTGGATTTTGTTGCCCCCATCGTTTTTCCAAACAGAATTTGTTGTTTGGCGTGAATGGCCCGATGGCAAACAAGAAAGTCGTCTTGTTTCTACGTTTACGCTGGACGATCCTGATTACGCCGACATTGCGGCTCTTGTTGCCGCTAACAAGTTGATCGTCGCGCCCGTTGAAGGTGGCTAATGGCTTTTGTAACCGCCGACCGCGTTCTTGATAGCTCCACGTCCACTGGCACGGGAGCCTTTGTCGTGTCTGGTACGCCTGCGGCGGGGTACCGGACATTTTCAGCGGTCATGTCGGTTGGGGATACTTGCTATTATTCAATCCAAGGACAGACAACCAGCGAATGGGAAGTGGGGCTCGGTACTTACTCGTCCACCAATACGCTTACCCGCACAACAATCTATAGCTCCTCTAATTCAGGATCTGCGGTTACGTTTTCAGCGGGCACCAAAAATATATTCATTACGATGGCAGCGGCTAAATCTCCGCAATTAGACCCTACGGGCAATGTTACTGCTCTTGGTACGCCCGCATCTGCTACTCTTACTAATGCTACGGGGCTTTCACTAACCACAGGTGTCACAGGAATTTTGCCACCGGCTAATGGTGGATCGCTTGCATGGCAAACTGTTCAAACGACCGGATTTACCGCCGTCGCTGGCAACGCTTATCCCGTCAACACTACATCCGCTGCAATCACTGTCACGCTCCCCGCCAGCCCGTCTGCGGGCAACATTTTGCAGTTAACAGATTATGCCGGAACTTGGGCTACCAATTTTGTAATGGTAAACCCCAACGGTAAAAATCTTAACGGGTCAACAAACACCCTATCTCTTGCAACACGAAGAGAATCAATAGCTTTTGTTTATGTTGACGCTACACAGGGGTGGCTTGCTTTTTCTGGTGTTAACACTTCCAGCTATGTAGCAAACTATTTGGTTGTTGCTGGCGGCGGTGGTGGTGGAACTTGGGTTGGCGGCGGCGGCGGCGCAGGTGGTTTGTTATCGGGAACCGCATCATTAACTTTGGGTACTATCTATTCTATTACTGTTGGCGCTGGCGGGGCGGGGGCCGCAGCTCGCACAGCTTCTGGAGTTAATGGAAACGACTCAGTATTTTTTGGGAATACCGCAACCGGCGGCGGCGGCGGCGGATCATATACGGTTAGCAATGCCCCCACAACGCCAGGCAACGGCGGTTCTGGCGGCGGTGGTTCTGGTTTTGTTACTGGCTCTTCACCCGGCGGTTCTGGAACTTCTGGGCAGGGAAATACTGGCGGCGCGGGCGCAAATACAAGTCCTAACAGCGGCGGTGGTGGGGGAGGAGCAACCGCAGCGGGCGGCACCCAAAGCGGAACGGTTGGCGGCGTTGGTGGCGCGGGAACACCATCATCTATTACTGGTTCATCTGTAACCTATGCTGGCGGCGGCGGAGGAGCGCCAACTTTTAGTGCTGGCGCAACTGGTGGCGCTGGCGGAGCTGGTGGCGGCGGAGCAGGCGGAAACAGTAATATCGTTGGAACGGCAGGGACTGCAAATACGGGCGGCGGCGGCGGCGGCGGAAGCAACAGTGGGTCCGTTCTTCGCGCTGGAGGTGCTGGCGGTTCTGGGGTTGTTATCTTGTCAATACCGACATTTAACTATACAGGGGTGATAACAGGTTCGCCAACAGTAACTACATCTGGCAGCAATACAATTATTACATTTACCGCTTCAGGGAGTTACACGGCATGAGCCATTTTGCCAAAGTTCTGGATGGAAGGGTTATTAACGTCATTGTTGCAGAACCTGAGTTTTTTGACACGTTTGTGGACTCATCCCCTGGAACATGGCTACAAACTAGCTACAATACCCGTGGTGGAGTCCATTACGGTGCGGACGGCCAGCCAGATGGCGGCGTGGCTTTGCGCGGCAATTACGCCGGAATTGGGTATATCTATGACGCAACCAACGATATGTTTTACGCGCCCTCGCCTTTTGCAAGCTGGGTGCTAGATCAAACTACATGGTTGTGGGACGCGCCCGTACCATACCCCGCCGACGATCAGAGGTATGTTTGGGATGAAGTTACGGTTGGTTGGAAACTTGTGACCGAAGGATAGGTTAATTGAATGGCTTTCGCTCTTACTGGATATGGTTTGGGATCGTTACCGATTGCAGCCGGACCTTTAGCGGGAAGCCCCCCGGCTATTTCTGTTGCCTATACACTTACGGCATCCAACGGTTCATACGCACTTACGGGGAGCGATGTAACCATTACAAGAGGCTTCTTGCTTTCTACGCAAAACGGTCTATATTCGTTAACCGGGCAGGTTGTAAACATCACGTATACCCCCTTTACGCCGCCGGTTACGGGACCAACGCAGTACTTCATAGAAATTCGGTCCTTCACGGAATCTAGGAGAATATGATGTCGATCAACCTGAAAGCCATTACAACCAGGTTAGGCTATCAGCAGATCACCTCTCTCAGCTCCTCCACGGCGCTGACGGTGCCCGCCGTAGATCTTAACGGTTTGAATTGCCGCCCTGTGATTGCCCTCATTACCCCCGAGGGTCAGGCTGTTCGTTGGCGCGACGACAATATCGCCCCGACAGCTTCAGTTGGGATGCCGCTTGCCGTAGGCGTCACGCTTCAATATGACGGTGATCTGACCATGATTCGGTTCATTGAGCAGGTGGCCGGAGCCAAGCTCAACATCAGCTATTACGCCTAAAGGTGGCTTATGAACGTCTCACAGGATAACGCCCCAATGGACTACATGGACTACTTTACAAACCAGCTTCCCAAAAACTTGGCTACGATGGCCGCGTTGCGGGACGAACTGGCTATTCGTCAGGGCGCGCTGTCTGCGGCTCAAGACGCCGTTGCGGATCGCGCCAAAGCTGCTGATGAATTCGCCGCAGCCAAAATTGCTGCCGCTGAACTGGTTGCCGGGGCTAAGGAAGCCAAAGCGGCGCTAAAACAGGATCAGGCCCAGCTGAAAGCTGACCGAGCGGCGTTTGACGCCGCCAAGGCGGACAACGACGCGGCGCTTGCCGCCCGCGCAGATCTTCTGTCTCGGCAAGAAGCTTCTTGCAACGCTACCGAACTCCGTCAGGCTGCTACGGCGGCGTCTCTCGACGCCCGCGCTGCTGATCTGACATCCGCTACGCAGGCCCTTGAGGCCCGTGTGAAGGCTTTCCAAGAGAAAGTGGCTGGCCTTTCTGCTTAACCGACTGGCCGGTAGCCAGGCACTCCTCGGAGTAACCCATGAACGACGACAACACGCTTGCCCCAGTGGACACCTCGGTGCCCATGCCAGAACAGGAAGCTACGGCGGCTCCAGTTGCTGATGATACAAGGCCGGAAGATCAAACGACTGAAACGCCCAAATCTTTTACTCAAGAAGAGTTGGACGCCATAGTCGGTAAGCGCCTCGCAAGAGAGCAGCGTAAATGGGAACGGGAGCAAGCCCAGCGGGCGTCTGCTCCTGCGGTGCCTTCTGAATTACCGCCGCCCGACCAGTTTGATTCGGTCGAAACCTATGCGAAAGCATACGCCGAACAGATGTTGCGGGAACGGGAAGTTCAAAAGCAGCGGTCTGAATACGTAGAAGCCTACCACGACCGCGAAGAAGATGCGCGGGGCAAATACGATGACTTTGAACAGGTCGCGTACAACCCCAACCTCCGCATTACGACCGTGATGGCCGAGACGATCCAGACCTCTGATGTTGGTCCTGACGTAGCATATTACCTAGGGTCCAACCCCAAAGAAGCAGATCGCATTTCTCGTTTGTCGCCTATCTTGCAGGCCAAGGAGATCGGTAGAATTGAAGCCACCTTGGTTTCAAACCCGCCGGTCAAGAAATCTTCGAGTGCGCCCACGCCTATTTCGCCTGTCACTGCCCGTAGCAGTGGCGCTCCCGCTTTCGACACCACTGACCCACGGTCGATCAAAACGATGACCACGTCAGAATGGATTGCCGCAGAGCGGGCGCGACAGGTAAAGAAGCTGGAAGCCTCGAAATTCCGCTAATCCTCTACGCCTGAAAGGCTGACCAATGGCTAATAGCATTCTTACAATCGACATGATCACCAGGAAGGCTCTGGAGATCCTTGAAAACAACCTGGTGCTTTCGCGCAACGTGAACCGCCAGTACGATGACAGCTTTGCCGTCGAAGGCGCGAAGATTGGCTCCACGCTGCGTATCCGCCTGCCCGACCGCGCTCTCGTCACCAACGGCGCTGCGCTTCAGGTTCAGGACGATAACGAGCAGTACACGACCCTGACTGTTTCTACCCAGAAGCACATCGGCGTGAACTTTACCTCTGCCGAACTCACCATGCAGTTGGATGACTTCGCAGAGCGCGTTCTGAAGCCCCGCGTCAGCCAGCTTGCTGCCAGCGTGGATGCGGACGTGGCAAACGCCTACCAGAACATCTACAGCTCGGTTGGCACCCCCGGCACGACTCCGGCTACTTCGCTTGTCCTGCTTCAGGCCCAGCAGAAGCTGAACGAGTACGCCGTTCCTATGGACCAGCGTTACGCCACTGTGAACCCCGCTGCCAACGCCGGTCTGGTCGAGGGCATGAAGGGCTTCTTCAACCCCACCAGCACGATCAGCCGTCAGTTCAAGACCGGCATGATGGGCGAAGGGGTTCTTGGCTATGACGAAATCAACATGTCTCAGTCCATCGTGCAGCACACGACCGGTTCGCGTTCCACCTCGGACACGATCCTCGTCAACGGCGCTGTCACGACGCAGGGCGCGTCCACCATCAGCCTCGATGGCGGCACCGGCTCGGCGACCATCAAGGTTGGCGACGTGTTCACCATTGCTGGCGTGTATGCGGTTAACCCGCAGACCCGTCAGACCACCGGCAGTTTGCAGCAGTTTGTTGCTACCGCCACCGCCACCGCTTCCAGCGGCGCTTGGACCGACGTGGCGATCTCGCCCCCGATCTACACCGCCTCTCAGGCGCTGGCGACTGTGGATTCGTTCCCGGCGGACAATGCTGCTGTCACCTTCCTTGGTGCGGCCTCCACCGCGTACCCGCAGAACCTGATCTACAACAAGAACGCCATCACGCTCGGCACCGCCGATCTGCTCATGCCGCAGGGTGTGGATATGGCGTCTCGTCAGGTTCATAACGGCATTTCGATGCGTATTGTTCGTCAGTACGACATCAACAATGACCGTATGCCCTGCCGTATCGATGTTCTGTACGGTTTTGCCGTAATCCGCGCGCCTATGGCCGTGCGTATGTGGGGCTAACCCCTTCTATCTGGGGCTGCGGCCCCAGATTTCCCTCATCAACTCTTTAGGAGAATATCATGGCTCTTCCGAATGGCGCTGGTGGTTACCAGCTTGGCGATGGCAACATCACTGAAGTTAACATGGTGACGCAGGGCACCCCTGTCGCTAAGACCGCTGCGGCTACGCTTACCGCTGCGGAACTTACTTCTGGTATCATCACGTATACGGGCGCTGCGGTTAACCTGACGCTCCCCACGGTGGCGCTTACCGAGGCTTTGGTCACCAGCGCCAAGAACGACAGCTGCTTTGACGTTGTGATCATCAACACGGGCGCTACTAATGCGGCAACCGTTGTGGTTGGCACTGGTTGGACCATTGTTGGTGCTGCCGCCGTGTCTGCGGCTACTTCAGCTCGCTTTCTTGCGCGTAAAGTGGGCGATCTTTCGTGGACGCTGTACCGCGTCGCCTAATCAACCAACGCCCCGTCTACGGGCGGGGCGTTTTCCACAGGTATTTTTATGATCTACATGCGCCACCCGGTTCACGGCACCAAAGTTGCCACTATGGAAGCCGAAGCGATTTATGATGAAGAGAGCGGCTGGAAACGTTATACTCCCGGCGAAGCCCCGTTCTCTGACACGTCAGAGCCGGTAAATGAACTTGCACCCCGGCGGCGCGGTCGCAGGCCGCTGAATGAGGGAATAGCCAGCTATGACGACAGCCGGGGATCAGATTAACGGAGCCCTTCGCCTTTTGGGCGTTCTGGCCGAAGGTGAAACGCCGTCTGCGGCTACGTCGCAAGATGCGTTGTTCGCACTCAATCAGATGATCGACTCTTGGGGCACGGAAAAACTCTCGACGTTCACAACGCAAGAACAAGTTTTTTCATGGCTGCCTGGCCTTATCAGCCAGACGCTTGGCCCTTCCGGTGATTTCGTTGGCGACCGTCCGGTCCTTATGGACGACGCAACGTATTTTGTGGACGCCTCAACCGGCATCTCCTACGGCATCAAAATAATCAACCAGCAGCAGTACGACGGCATTGCGGTCAAAACTGTTACCAGTACTTTTCCACAGGTAATGTGGATCAACACTAATTATCCCAACATCGACATGCACATTTATCCGGTGCCTACCAAGGTGCTAGAATGGCATTTCATATCTGCGGCGCAGTTGACCCAGCCTGCCACCATTGCTACGCCGTTGTACTTCCCGCCGGGCTACATGCGGGCGTTTCGATACAATCTGGCTTGCGAGTTGGCTCCCGAATTTGGCGTAGAACCGTCTCCTACGGTTGGCCGCATTGCTATGGCGTCTAAGCGCAATCTCAAGCGCATCAACAATCCCGACGACATCATGTCGATTCCCTACGCCATCGTTAGCACCCGCCAACGGTTCAACATCTTTGCAGGTAATTTCTGATGAAGAGCCCTATCCTTGGCTCCGCGTATGTAGCCCGCAGCGTCAACGCTGCGGACAACCGCATGATCAACATATTTCCCGAGGTTGTGCCGGAAGCCGGAAAAGAACCTGCGTTTCTTCAACGCGCGCCAGGGTTAAACTATCTTGCCACAATGGGCGCAGGTCCGGTACGCGGGCTTTGGCAGTTTGGCAATTACGGCTACGCCGTGTCGGGTACATCGTTGTACCAAATCGACAGCGATTTTAACGTCGTGTCCAAAGGCACCGTGTCAGGCACCAGTCAAGTGTCGATGGTGGACAACGGTACGCAGTTGTTCATTGCTGCGGGCGCTACCGGCTACATTTACAACTCCAGTACGGACGTGTTCGCGCAGATCACGGACGTTGATTTTGCGGGTGCGGTAACGGTTGGGTTCATCGACGGGTACTTTGTCTACAACCAGCCTAACAGCCAGAAGTTCTGGGTTACATCGCTGTACGACGGCACGTCCGTCGATCCGCTTGACTTTGCCAGCGCCGAAGGTTCGCCTGACAATTTGGTGTCCCTAATTGTAGATCATCGCGAAGTTTGGCTGTTCGGGCAGAACTCTACCGAAGTTTGGTATGACGCCGGTTTGCCTGATTTTCCATTGTCGCGCATCCAAGGCGCGTTCATCGAAATCGGGTGCGCCGCGCCGTTCTCCGTCGCGAAGCTCGACAACGGCGTGTTTTGGCTCAGTTCGGACGCTCGCGGACGCGGTATGGTGTACCGTTCCAACGGCTACGCTGGCGTTCGCATTTCAACGCATTCCGTTGAATGGCAGATCCAGCAGTACGCCGACATTACGGACGCTGTGGCTTACACCTACCAGCAGGATGGTCATTCGTTCTATGTGCTGAACTTTCCCAGCGCCAACATTACTTGGGTTTACGACGTGGCAACCCAAGCTTGGCATCAACGCGCCGGTTGGCTCAACAACCAGTTTACTCGTCATCGCGGCAACTGCCAGATGGCGTTCAACGGCCAGATTGTAGTTGGCGATTATCTGACCGGCCAAATCTACGCTTACGATCCCACGGTCTACACCGAAGCCGGGGCAGTTCAAAAATGGTTGCGTTCGTGGCGGGCGTTGCCTACTGGCACTAACAATTTAAAACGCACGACGCAACACAGCCTGCAACTTGATTGCGAGGTAGGCGTGGGTTTGGACGGCGCAACGCCTGCAACTACAACCTATCTCAGCAGCATCTCGTCTGACGCCGCGTCCGCTGGCGCGATCAGCGGCGAATCGGAAGAAACCACAAACGAAATCATTGTGCAAGGTTCCGATCCGCAGGTCATGTTGCGCTGGTCCGACGATGGCGGGCATACTTGGTCCAACGAGCATTGGCGGTCGATGGGCAAACTTGGTGAGACCGGGCGGCGCGTCCTGTGGCGCAGGCTTGGCATGACGATGAGGCTTCGTGACCGCGTGTACGAAGTGTCGGGTACAGACCCGGTCAAGATCGCCATAATGGGTGCAGAACTGATCGTGAGTCCCACCAATGCCTGATAACATCACGCAGATACCGGCCCCCCGCGTTGCCATTTGGGACACGATGACAAACTACGTCACGCGGGGATGGTATCGGTATTTTTATAATCTTTACGCCATTCTCGGCAGCGGATCGCTTCGCAGCGGGGCGTTCTACGACACCACCACGCAGACCGCCGCCGCCATCAACACGGCATATGCCATCACGTTTAATAGTACCAGTTTGACCCAAGGCGTCAGCATTGGAACGCCAACGTCGCGAGTTTATGTAGACCGCACGGGCTCGTACAACATCCAATTTTCGTTACAACTGGTCAGCACAAGTGCATCAGCTAAAAACGTTTACATTTGGGCGGACGTAAACGGCACGTCAGTAATCCAGAGCGCCACCAAATTAACCTTAACAGGAAATGGAACCGCGTTGGTTGCGGCGTGGAACTTTGTCATCCGCATGAGTGCAGGTGACTATTTCCGGTTAATGTGGTCTACTTCGGACACAAATGTTCAGATAGCCGCTGCGGCAGCATCCGCGCCTGTGCCTGCCATCCCATCGGTTATCTTGACCGTAGCTTCAAATATAGGTGAATAATGGCTGTTCTCACCCCATCCCCTAAAACAGCTTTTGTTGATAATGCTGGCGAACCGTTGGTCGGCGGGCAGTTGTACACCTACATCGCCGGTACGACAACGTTGCAGGCTACCTATACGGACGCGACGGCAACGACGGCCAACACCAACCCCATCATCTTGGACTCGCGCGGCGAGGCTAACGTTTGGCTTGGCGGCGCGATCTACAAATTTGTGCTTAAGGATGCTGACGGCGCGCTGATCTGGACAGTGGATTATATTTCGGCCCCCACGGCTGCGGTGTCGCCCGTGCTGTCGGGCAACGTCACCATCGACTCCAACACACCGTCCCCTGCGCTTCAAATCACTCAAACTGGCACAGGACCGGCGCTTAAGGTGCAAGATTCTGCCGATCCTGACATAACGCCGTTTATTGTTGACGCTACAGGCCAAGTGGGTATTGGCACGGCTACGCCTGTTTCTGCGTTGGAAATTGCATCGCCTGGCGTCTTTACCGGTGCTTGGGCCTATCTGCCTAGCGGCACAAAAATGCTGTTTGTGCAAACCGCCGCGCCTACCGGTTGGACCAAATCTACCACGCATGACAACAAAGCGTTGCGCGTGGTATCAGGCGCGGCCAGCAGCGGAGGTACAACGGCGTTCACTAGCGTTTTTACCGCCCGCACCATCACCACGGCTAATATGCCTTCGCATACGCACACGTTAACTGATCCCGGACACACTCATTCAGTAAGCGCGCCAACGGTCGGCGTTACTGGATGGGGTGGAACAGGTAACATTAACAACGCAACATTTACTGTATCAACCTCCACCACAGGCATTACCATTGCCAACACTGGTAGCGGCACGGCAATGGACTTCGCCGTTCAGTATGTCGACGTCATCATCGCAACCAAGGATTGACAATGCAGCTCAAGAACGGATTATTCTGCCCGCTAATCAAGAAGGAATGCGTTCAGCTCCAGTGCGCTTGGTTTACGCAGTTGCGCGGGACGCATCCGCAGACGGGCGCGGAGATTGACGAGTGGATGTGCGCCATCTCGGCCATGCCCATGCTACAGATCGAGGTCGCCAAGGAGGCGCGGCAGGGCGCTGCGGCGACCGAGAGCTTCCGAAACGAGATGGTGCGGGCGCAGGCCGAGGTGCTGCCGTCTTTCATCAAGCAACTGTCGTAGGGGGTGCGGGTGTCGCACAAGCAGACGATCTCGGACTACTTTGCAACCGTTTTGGAGTTGCCTCCGCACGCCCGCGCTTGGCTTCTGGACCTGTGGGACGCCACCCAAGTGTTTGATGACGTGGTTGATGGCGATCCGGTGACGGGCGACGATATGCGCCGCGCGATCTGGTCTTGTATGGTGCAGATGCCGTCCAATCCATTCTTTGCCGTCAACTCGGCCAGCTTGCTGCCTGTGATGGCAACGGCGTTCCTGAAGTGGGCGGCGTCAGACGAGGCGGAACGCGCCGGTAAAGCAGACGCCAAGTCGTTCATGTGGCGGGCGTCCTACTATGATGTTGTTCTGGCCGTGGTCATGCTATGTCATGGATACGACGCGGCCCTAGCCAAGTCGGGTGCAGTTATGGCATTGTACGGTGAGAAATACACAGACTATTGCGCGGAGTTCTCCCATGCCTGATCCGATTTCTGCTATTGCAGGGTCTAGCGTCCTTGGCGCTGGCGCAAGTCTGTTTGGGGCCAGCAATGCCGCCGACGCCCAGCGTGAAGCTGCGGCTGCAAGCGCCGCTGCCCAGCGCGAAGCCGCCGACAAGAGCATCGCCGCCCAGCGCGAGATGTTCGACATTGGTCGGGCGGATCTTGCGCCATACCGTGAAAGCGGTACTGCCGCGCAAAATCAATTGCGGTCCTTCTTGGGTATCGGCGGCGACACAACTGCGCAAGGGTACGGCAAGTACACCAAAGATTTTGGTATGGAAGATTTTACCGCCGACCCCGGTTCAGCATTTCGTCTTAAGACGGGGCTGGAAAGTCTTGAGCGAAGCGGCGCGGCTAGAGGTATGGGTTTGTCTGGTGCGGCGCTTAAAGGCATTACGCGGTACGGGCAGGACTACGCATCAAACGAGTACCAGAACGCTTTTAATCGCTACCAGACCAATCGCAACAACCAGATCTCGCCGCTTATGGATTTCACGCGGTTGGGGCAAGCGTCCGCTGCCGGATCTGCGGCGCAGGCGCAAGGTTTGGGCACAAGCCTTGGCAACACCTATACAGGGCTGGGGCAGGGTATCGCGCAGGCGGATGTCGCGGCGGGCAATGCGACGGCGTCGGGGTACTTGAACCAAGCAAACGCGGTGACGAATGCGCTCAATCAGGGCATGAGTTCGTACACCATGAACAATTATCTAAACAGTCGAAATCCGTATAGCGGGGGCAGCCCAATGACAACGGCTGATTATAGCCTGATCAATAGCTATTTCAAAGGGTAAACCAATGGTTGACTATAACGCCGCGCTTCCGCAACTCGCGCAGTTTCAAGCCCCGAATGTGTTGGCTATGGCTTCGCAGGCCAACCAGATGCAAGCGGCCAACATGCTCATGCAGCAACGAGCGCGGGAACTTGACAAGGAAACCGCGCTTAACGCGGCTGCTCGTCAGTACGGCGTCAATACGCCCGAGTTTGCAAGAGTTGCAGGTGGCCTTGACTATGAGGCCGGGCTAAAAGCTTCTCATTACCAAAGTCAAATTGAAAACCAGAAGCGTCAAGCATTGGGTGAGGCCCGCCGCGCCGAAGTATCTAGCGCAGAACTTGCCGCCAAACATGCAGAACGCTATCGTAATTTGTTGCCCAGCGTAAACGATCAGACAGCGTGGACTGCTTGGCGTACAGAAATGGTGAAAGACCTAAAAGGTGCGGCAGACGTTATCCCCGAACTCTATTCTCCTGAGGCTAAAGCCGCTGCTGCCATGACGGCGTCTGAATTTATTCAATCAATTAAGCCTAAAGAAGATAAAATTCTTATGGACCCGCAACTTGGCGCGGTCGCAGTTAACCCTTCAGGTACCGGGCAACGTAAAATCCCAATGATGGTGCCGGGAGCGCCCGCCGCTGCCGCCGGGGCTCCGGCTGCATTTGACATGGCTCGCGCAAAAGCCGCGTCGGCTAATATTGAGAGCGGCGGTAAATACGACGCGTTGGGGCCAATTACCCGAAATGGCGACCGCGCTTACGGTAAATATCAGGTCATGGGCAATAACATCCCATCATGGACAAAAGAAGCATTTGGCAAGTCCATGACTCCCGAAGATTTCTTGGCCGATCCTGCGGCGCAGGAAAAAGTGTACGAACAACAGTTTGGCAAAAATGTCGCCAAGTACGGTAACGTTGCGGACGCAGCGTCTGTCTGGTTTACTGGCAAGCCCTTAGCTCAAGCCGGTAATGTGTCAGACGTTCTCGGCACCACCGCGCCTGAATACGTCAGCAAGTTTATGGCCGGGTACGGCGGCGCGGGCGGTGGTGGCGGCGCTGCGCCTCGCATGATGACCGCGCCTCAGTTTGCGGTTCCCGGCAGCGTGCCAGGGTATGTTCAACCTGCTAATGCGCTTGCGCCATTGGCGGCAGTTGAGGCGGCTAACAATCTGCGTCCGAAACAAATTCCCATGATGATTGCCGGGCAAGGCGGTTTGACTAAGTTTGACGAACCGCAAACTCGTAGCGAAGCTGAATACCAGAAATCCGTGCGCGATATAGAAGTTGCGGCTGCAACCGAAAAAACTAAAAAAGAAGCTGCGGCTCAATTTAAAGCGGGCGAAGAAGTTCCGAAATATGACGACCTGATGCGTCAATTAAGCGATGTTATTAAACCAAACGGATTGCTCGATAGAGCAACCGGCAGTGACATTGGCGCAGGCGTAGACCGCACACTGCAAGTGTTTGGGGTGTCTACGGCGGGCGCGAGAGCCAATGCGGCGCTTGAACCGCTTGCAGGCGCGTTGACCGCGTTGGTGCCACGTTTTGAAGGCCCACAATCAGATGCTGACCGTGAATCTTACGAAACTCAAGCCGGTCGTCTTGCGGATAAAAATAACACTGTTGAAACGCGGCGCGCGGCTGCTAAGGCAGTTTTAGAAATTATGAAACGTAACCGCAACGCAAACGCGGTTAAGATTGGCGTTGCGCCAATAACTGAACCTCCCCGCGCAGACGCGTTTACACTTTCGCCCGAAAATGAGGCTATCTTTAACAAATATAGGGCTAAGTAAATGCCGACATTTCAAGAGTTGGGGGCGGCGCTCGCTAACGCGGACAAGGCAGGCGACACGGAGGGGGCCAAGGCTCTTGCCGGTGAAATGTCGCGCATGATGGCCGCGCCACAAGCTACCGTTTCGGGGGGCGTTCCCGTCGGTCGCCGGTCGTGGGCGGATGTGCCGGGCGAAGCTATTTCTAACATTGGGCCGTCGGCGTCCAAGTTTGGGCAGGGGCTGTACGAGGCCGTATCGCAACCGCTGACCACGCTTGGCGGCGTGGCGGATCTTGCGGCGGGCGGTTTACGTAACCTTGCTCAATCCACCGCAGAAACAGCGCCAAACACCATATTTGGGCGTCTTTCACGCGGGCTTTTGGCTGTTGAAAATAACATTGGCGATAAAGCGGCGGCGGAACGCGCGTCTGAACTTGCGCGGTCTGTTGGCGGGCAGTACGCAGAAGAGTACGGTAACGAAGACGCTATCAAGAACAAGATTGCTACTGATCCCATTGGTTTTGCTTCCGATCTAAGCACACTAATGACCGGCGGGTCATTGGCAACGGCTAAACTTGCACCTAAAATGTCAAGCGTTTTGCGTACAGGTGCTATTGCTACTGATCCGTTGTCGCCTATTTTGTACGGAACACAAAAAGCCGCCAACGTAGTTGCAAAGTCAACGCCGTATGGCGCGCTAGCCCGAAGGATTGAGCCATACACATCGCCTGACCGTGTGGCCGCAAATGCGCTTATGGAGGCTGAAGATCCTAACAAGCTTATCGAAGCTTTGAAAGCTTCTAGAGGAATGCAGACAACGCCTGGCGCACCCACACCTACGATGGCGGAACGCGCTATAGCGGGGGGTCTTGAAAGCCCCACGATTGCCGGGCTGGAACAAGGGCTTGGCGCGGCTAGTCCTGAATTGGCACGCAAGACATTTGCAAACCAACAGCAAAAAATTGCGGCGATACAAGGGCAGTTGCAGCGCATTGACGCCGATTTGGCGTCACGCGTAAACACAATCGCCCCTGAAACGGTTCAACTAAAGCAAGTGCGCGATACCCTACTGCGTGAATTGGCGGATGATCAAGCGGCGCTTAAAACTACATCGCAAGGGCTTGTGACCGCGCTTCCCGATGTAAGCCCCGCCGAGACCGGCAAAGTCATTGCCGCGCGCGCGCAAGAAGTTAAAAAAGGATTGAAGACCGAAGTGTCTACGCCATTTGAAAAAGCTAAAGAGCTTGCGGGTGGGGCTACAACGGACATTTCTAACATCGTATCTGAAGCGGAACGCATCCTTGGCAAACCTCTATCGCAGATAGACCCCGCTACTGCGCCTGCAACTGCGCGTCTGTTGGCAGGTCTGCAAGGCCCGCCAACGCCTGGCGCATGGACGGAGCTTGCCCCCGGCGCAGGATTTCGTGAGGCGGCGGGGGCGCCTACCGCGCCTCGCGCCGATTTGGCTACGCTTGACGCGCTGCGCGAAGCCGTGAACGCAGACGTTAAAGCGGCAAAGCCTCTTTCAACTACAGACCCAACCCGCGCTCGCGAGCTTAGCAATTTATATGATCTCAACAAAGCCATAAGCGCTGCGGTTAAAAATAGCGATGTGTTTTCGCCTGAAGTGAAAGCACTTCACGAGCAGGGTATGGAAACATTCAGGACCAAAACCGTTCCTCAAATTAAAACGGGGCCGGTCGTTGAGATATTCCGTACAACAAAAAAGAACGAGCCGGGGCTAATGCCCGACATAACGGTGTCTAAGTTTCTTGAGGCACCGACGCGCGCGGATCAATTTTTGACGACGTTCAAAGGCGATGCCGCAGCTTTAGACGCTATGAAGACCGGCGTGTTGAGCAAGTTTCGTAATCAGATAACAGACCCGCTTACGAAAACAGTCAAACTTGAGGATGCCGCTGTATTTCAACAAAAGTATGCCAAGCAGATAGACGCGCTTGAAAAAGGCGGCGTTGATGTTCGCGCGGCGATGGAAGCAACGTTGAAAGACGCGCAGACCGTCGAAAGAGGCATGAAGGATTTGGAGTTGGCGTCTAAGACGTTTAAGGGCGTTGAAGGAAAACCTTTGAGCGCGCAGGGTATCGTTGATCTGGCGCTGTCATCGCCGGTTCAAATGACTTTTGTGCAATCCAAACTCAAGGGATCGCCAGGGGCTATGGACGCGCTGAAAGGCGAACTTACTGACCGCGCGGTCAAACTTATTCAAGCTAATGATCCTGAAAAGGCGCTTCAGTACCTGAACGACAACGCCAAAACGTTGAAGATTGGGTTGAAAGACGGCAAGACCTTTGACGAACTAAAGCGCATGGCCGAATATCAGCGCGACGTTCGAGAAGTTGCCAAGGGAGCGCCGACAAGCGCGCTTTCTATGGAAATCAAATTGGCAAACACATTTACTCCGGCGGAATTGACGGATCTCACAGTTGTCGCCAACGATGTGAAGCGTATGCAGCAGATCGCGGAACTGACAAAAGGTGGTGGGGCTGAACGCGGTATCGCGGCAGATCTGGCAACAGAGCAAGCGCGTAAAATGGGCACGTCCATTAAAGACGCGCCGCAATACTTTACGCCTGTGTACACCACCATTCGTAACCGTCTTGTAAAACTGGAAGAACGCGTCAACCGCAAAGCAGCGGTTGCGTTGCACAAAATGATGGTGGAAGACCCTGATAGCGCGATAGCGGCGCTTACAAAAGCGCAAGAACGCGTTGAGAAATCTAAAGGTTTTCAACCAAAGATGCCTCCAACCGCACCCACGTCTACGGCGGGCAACGTTATTACCGGGCCTCTTTCAGCCGAAGAACTACAGCAAAGCGGTTTGGAAGACATCGCAATCCCGCGTATGCTTACGATTCGCAGAAGTAACAATTCGTTGTCATCTAGCCGCAACCAAAATTCGCTGGCAGGTCAATAATGGATACGCAGAACATCCTGAACATGATCAGCATTGCCGCGATTGGCGCGGGCGGTTGGTTTGCGCGCGAACTGTGGGGCGCGGTCAAAGAACTGAGATCAGATCTTCATGATCTAGAGGTAGACCTGCCTAAGTCTTACGTCCGCAAAGACGATTTGGACAAGCGCATGGACCACATCGAAGGCATGTTCCAGCGCATTTACGACAAGCTTGATGGAAAGGCCGACAAATGAGCTTTGGAATTGACGACGCCATCGCGGCGGGCTTAAAGGTTCTCGACAAGTTTGTGCCTGATCCAGAGGCCAAGGCCAAAGCCGAAAGCGAACTGCGGTCAAGCCTCCAAGCTTGGGACAAGGCCCAGACGGATGTCAACGCCGTTGAGGCCGCCAATGCCAACGTGTTCGTGTCTGGCTGGCGTCCGTTCATTGGCTGGACATGCGGCTTGGCCTTGGCTTATCAGTATGTGCTGGCCCCCTTGGTCATGTGGGTCACGCTCACGATGGGCGTCCATCTGGCTGCGCCGCCTAAGCTTGACGACATGCTCTGGCAACTTGTGTTTGCCATGCTCGGCATGGGTGGCCTTCGCACTTTTGAGAAGATCAAGGGTGTGGCGCGGTGAAAGAAAACTGGGATAGCAGCTTTGCCGCCGTCCTGAAGCATGAAGGCGGCTACGTCAATAATCCGCGTGACCCTGGTGGACGTACCAACCTCGGCGTTACGCAACGCGCTTGGGAAGCATATCTAAACCGTGATGTCACCGAGATTGAGATGCGCGGCCTGATGCCGGAGGCGGTGAAGCCCTTCTACAAAACCATGTACTGGGACAAGATCAAGGGCGACCAGCTTCCGGCGGGCGTGGACTACGCGACGTATGATTTGGCCGTAAATTCTGGAACCCGCCGCGCCGCAAAATATCTTCAAGAAATTGCAGGTGTCTTTGCAGACGGCGTAATTGGCCCCAAATCATTAGAAGCTATCGCGGCTTGCGATCCCGCGCAGACCATTGATGCTCTCTGCGACATGCGGCTTGCCTTCCTTAAGCGGCTGACCACCTTTGACACGTTTGGCAAGGGTTGGAGCCGCCGCGTGGCCGAGGTCAAAGCCAAAGCCTCCGACATGGCCTAAGTGAGCGCCATCACCTCTGGCAGCGCCGCGCCACCAAGAATCTCTGCGCGCTCACGCGTCGCTCGCAACATTGTGTAGCGTTGATGCAGGCGAATCAGCACCGATTGGCGCTGCTCGCCGTTGCGCTCGTCTTCCAACAGACGGCGGACGGCGTCCTCGTCCAGATCGGGAAGTGCCTTGTTGATCTCGCGCCAGTTCATGCTGTCAGTTCCTCAAGTGCTATGTCAGAAATCGCGCGCTTGTCCTGAAGCGCAATCCATATCCGTTCGTCTATAGTTTTATTACAGATCAGCAAATAACACCAGACATCTTTGGTCTGACCGCCCCGGTGCAAGCGTCCTACTGTCTGTTCAAACAGTTCCAATGACCACGGCATGGACAGGAAGATGATCTTGCTGCCGCCAAATTGAAGGTTCAAACCGTGACCGGCAGACTTGGGGTGGATCAACAGCAGCTCGATCTCGCCCTTGTTCCAGCGTTCGATGGCGTTGAGATCGTCAATGGTGCGGGCGTGGGGATACCGGCGCAGCAACTCGGCCAGTTCCTCCTTGTAGTTGTAGACGATGATCGTGTTGTCGCGCTGGTTCTCGTTCAGGATCTCTTCGATCAGTTCAAACTTGTGCGACGAAAACCAAATGACCTTCTGTTTCATAGTGAACTTTCCCTTTTCCTCTGACGCTATCGTCTTGTTATCGTAGACAAATCCTGACGCCATCTGCTGGAGCTTGTTCGTCACGGCGGCGGCGTTCGCCGCGATGATCCGGTCGTCGCCGTACTCCAGCACCAGGTCGCGCTTCATCTTTTCGTAGGGCTTGCGGTCAGGCATATCGCAGCGCATTTCCACAACATGTAGCTGTGGCAATTTGTCGCTGTATTCGCCTGGGTCCAGCACAAAGGTTGCCGGGCGGATGGCGTCCATGACCTGTTCCAGCGCGCCTTTGCGCGGTTGCCAGTCGCCAAAGTCACGGTTGATGCAGACAAAATACTTTTGGAGGAACGCGCCCTTGGCGCGGCCCAACAGCGTCTGGTCGATTACTTTGCATTGACCAAACACGTCTTCAAGCCCGTTGGATGTAAACGAGCCGGTCAGACCCCACCGGAACGGGATCTTGTCGAGATGCGCCAAAAGCGCCTTGAAACGTTTGCCGCTGGGATTTTTAAGCCGCGTCAACTCGTCGAAAACAATGCCGTCAAAACCCGACAGATCCGGCAAGGATTGAACATTGTCGTAGTTGGTGACGACGATAGGCGCGGCGCTGTCAAACGCCGCTTGACGCTGCGCTGGCGTCCCAAGCGCAACGGCGATCTCGAAATCTGGAGCCCATTTCAGACGCTCGACCGGCCACACGTCCGTACAGACGCGCTTGGGGGCCAGCACCAGCCACCGCTTGACGTGGCCTTCCGCAACCATCTCGGTCATGGCCGTCAGCGTGATGGCCGTCTTGCCCGCGCCCACCGGGGCTAGGATCATGGCTCGGTTACGTTCGAATAGAAAATCAGCCGCTTCTTCTTGATAGGGTCGTAATGCGAGGCCCATTCGTCTACCCCTTCCGTTGACCACAGGCAGGCATAGAGCTGCCCCAACCGCAGCATGTCCGCTGCGAATAACTTTTGAAGCGGCGCAAGACGCCCGCTCTTGGTTTTGAGTTCCACGAACCACGTCTCGCCGTTGGGCATACACGCAATCCGATCCGCCACACCGCGTTGCGTGGGCGACTTGAACTTGTAGGTGACGCCGCCCAGCGACTGGACGGCCCACACGAAATATCGTTCGATCTCGCTTTCTCTCATAAAAAAATGTATTGCATGTCCGTAAAAGAAAGTCTAGTGTCTGCGTTGTCAACACTCCACTGAGGTAATCTAATGGCACAACATTCCACAATTGTCGGCGGTTCGACTGCCAAGCGCGTCATCAACTGCCCTGGCTCTGTAGCGCTCGTCGCCCAAATGCCGCCCAAGCCCTCCAGCGTCTACGCCGACACCGGCACCCTGCTGCACAACGTCATTGCTGACGTGCTGGATGGTAAGGCCACCGCGCAAGACTTCCTTGGTGTAGTCCATGCGGACGTGACGCTCGATCAAGATCTGATCGACAGCAAGCTGCTGCCCGCGTTGGCGGCGCTGAACGACATCGACCCTGATAGGCAGATGGAGTTTGAGACTGAGGTGTTAGTCGGGTTCGGCGATTTGCTGCCCGGCGTGTTCGGCTCGTCTGACATCGTTGGCCGCATCGGCGACACCGCCTACATTGTCGATTGGAAGTTTGGCGACGGTGTCACCGTCGATGTCGAAGAAAATCCACAGTTGATGTTCTACGCTGCTGCCGCCATGCGGACCCCCGCCGCGCAATGGGCGTTTGAAGGTGCGACTAAGGTGGAACTGGTCATCGTGCAGCCGCCATATGTCAAGCGGTGGGAGACGACCCCGCGCCGCATCCAACTGTTTGAGAAGGAACTGATGCAAGCGGTGAAGATGGCCCAGCGTCCTGACGCACCGTTAGCGCAGGGTGACTGGTGTCGCTGGTGCGCGGGCAAGGCGATCTGCCCCATTATGACCGGCGCTGCTGACCGGGCAATGGTGTCCGCGCTGCAAAGCGTCGATGCTGCTGACGTGTCGCACCATCTCAAGATGGCGGACCAGTTGGAAAGCTGGATGAGGGAAGTGCGGGCGCTGGCGATGCAGACGCTGGAGGCTGGCTTGCCGGTACCCGGCTACAAGCTCGTCCCCAAGCGCGGCCTGCGCCAGTGGGTCGATGAAAACAAAGCCCTTGACGCGATGCGCGATATGGGGCTCGATGCTAAGGAATTGACGGAGACGAAATTGTTGAGCCCCGCGCAAGCCGAGAAGGTGCTGAAAAGGCACAAGTTCGCGCTGCCCGCAGATCACGTCGTCTCTGTCTCATCAGGCAACACGCTGGCAACCGAGGATGATCCTCGCCCGGCGGTGATGCAGATCGGCGCACAATTGTCCGCCGCTCTTGGTAAACTCGTCTAAGGAGAAACAATAATGTCAAATCTCACAGTGTTCGGTGGTGCTAACCTTCCTTCCGTTTCGTCGCTTGCTTCCGGTTTGCGTTCGATCAACGCAGGCGTTCCTGACGGCGTAGGCTCTGTCATCCTCAAGATGGACAAGACCGGCCATTGGGTGTTCGGCGCGGAACAGACCGAGATCGACAATGATTCGTCTTGGGCCATCAACCCATTCAGTTTTGTCCACGGCTATATTGCTTGGGGCGAAGGTGAAGTTCTTGGGGAAAAGATGGTGTCAGTGCAACAGCCGCTGCCTGAGCTGGACGCTGCGCCGCCCGCCGCCAAGCGCGGTTGGGAAGTGCAGGTCGGCATGTCCCTAAAGTGCATGACTGGCGAGGACAAGGATCTGGAGGCCCGCTACACGGTTACGTCCGTGGGCGGCAAGAAGGCGGTGCAGCAGCTTGCGCTCGCCATCGCCGCCCAGGTCGATAAGGACCAAACCAAGCCGGTCCCGGTGGTGCGCCTTAAGAAGGAACACTACATTCACAAGAGCTACGGTCGCATCTATACTCCCGTCTTTGAAGTGATCGAATGGGTCGGGATGGATGGTGAGGCTGCGGAAACCGAGGCGGCGGAAGCTGCGTCGGAAGATGCTCCTACTGAGTCGCGTCGCCGTCGTCGCAGCGCGTAAGGAGGAGTGAACGCGGGCGTCAGCAGTCCTCCCCCTGCTGACGCCCGTTAGTATCTGATGCCCATGACCATACTCTGGATCGACTTCGAGACGCGAAGCAAGTGTGACTTGCCTTCGCGGGGCGTGTACAACTACGCCCAAGATCTCAGCACCGAGGTGCTGTGCATGTCCTACGCCTTCGATGATGGCGAAGTGACGACATGGTTGCCCGGCCAACCGTTTCCCGCTGCTGTTGCCAACCACACCGGCCAGATCCGCGCGCACAACGCCGCGTTTGAGCGTCTGATCTTTTGGTTTGTCCTGTGCCCCAATCAGCGTTTGATTGAGCCTAAGCCGGAACAGTTCTACTGCACGGCGGCGCAGGCTCGCGCCAACTGCGCGCCTGGCTCGCTGGAGGACGTGGGGCGGTTCGCTGGCGCGTCCATGAAGAAAGACCATCGCGGTTCGCAGTTGATCCGCCTGCTGTCCATTCCGCAGGCTGACGGGTTCTTCCGTCAGGATGCCACGCTGCTGGCTGAGATGATCCAATATTGCGAGCAAGATGTGCGCGCCATGCGGGCGATCAGCAAGGGTATGCGTGATCTGTCCCCAGAAGAATTGACGGACTATCACGTCAATGAGCGCGTCAACGACCGAGGTGTGCGCGTCGATGTCGAATTGTGCAACGCCGCGATCCGCTACGCCGCGACCGAGTTGGACGAGATCCAACAGATCGTCCGCGATGTGACGGGCGGCGCGATCACCAGCGTTCGCAGTCCCAAGATGCGCCAGTGGGTGTTGGACCGTGTCGGGCCGCAGGCGCTGGAACTGATGACCGTCTTCAAGGACGGCGAGGCCAAATATTCTATCGACAAATCCGTGCGCGGCAACCTTTTAATTCTTGCTAGGGAAAATCCTGATGAAGTGCCGCCTGATGTCGCTGAAGTCATACAATGTGCGGACGACCTATGGGCTTCGTCGGTCGCGAAGTTCCAGCGAGCCGCTAATCTCGCTGATCGAGACGATGGACGAGTGCGTGGCGCTTTTGTCTTTGCTGGGGGTTCAGCAACGGGACGTGCTTCGAGCTTTGGATTGCAGGTCCACAACTTCCCGCGCAAGTGCGCGAAAGAACCTGAATTAGTTCGCGCTGCGATGACGCAGGACGGCGAGATCGTCCCGCAATACGGCAAGCGCGTCACGGATGTGTTGAAGCAGATGCTGCGCCCGGCGCTGCTGGCTGATCCCGGCAATGCACTAGTGGTGGCCGATTGGTCGTCCATCGAAGCGCGCGTCAACCC